TATCAACATAGTCAGCAACATACATAAGTTTAACACAGATGAGTTCACTGCATGGCGCACAGCTTTTCGTGAGTGTGTCAAGCTAGCTAGTCAAGTGATAGATAGGCAACAATCAAGCGAAACATTAGACAGACTGTATACTTGGTGTAGTGCTGGTTCTGAAGAACAATACGGTCGTGACACGATTCGGGGAGCATTAATGGGCAAAGTATACGGAGAAGCTAACAAGAATGATACTATCATGCTATCAAAGATCAACGACTATGAATGGTTGCGTAACGAATATGACAAATTTCAGTGATATCCCGTTTGACAGAATAGTTAAGTTTGGACAAGACACTATGCTAGACAAAGACTTGTTTAGCGTTAGTTGGATACTAGGTAGATTCTGTAACTACAGTTGTAGCTATTGCTGGCCCTATGCTAACAGTAGTACCCCAGATCATCAGGAATTAGAAGTCTACACACGTGCTATAGATGAGATAAGATTCCAAGCAGCGAATAATGGATTCACAAAATTTCATTGGAGCTTTAGCGGTGGAGAGCCTACTGCGTACAAACACTTACCCGTACTTATGAGCAAAGTATTGTATGACAGTGTACACATGACCACGAACTTGAGCCCTAGCATCAACTGGTGGAACAAATGGTTAGACACTACACAACTAAGCAGACGCCGTAGTCTCACCGCAAGTTACCATCATGAGTTTGCAGACGAGATAGAGTTTGGGGACAAGATACTTCACTTATTAGACAACAAGGTATACGTTACCGTCAATCAGGTTATGGTGCCTGGACACTTTGCAGAACTTTATGATCGGTGTGACAGACTACATAAACGAGGCATCAATGTAACATTAAAGCCCCAAAGTGACATTACGGCTAGTAACGTAGTCAATGGGTATACAGACGAGATGATACAGTTAATGCGTAATGGATTCCCTCAGCAAGCGAACGAAGAACCTGTATTACAAGTTAAGCTAATAGACGATACAAACAAGGTTTGGTGGCTAGATCAAGCAGAACGCTTTAATAGCTTTGGGTTCAATAATTTCAATGGATGGATGTGCAATAGCGGGTATCAGGGTATAGTTATACGCAGTGACGAAGTAAAGCGCTCATATAGTTGCGGAGACTTACCCCTCGGAACACTAAGCAATGGGTTTACAATCTTTGACAAGCCTGTAATCTGTACAACAAAGTCATGCGTGAGTAGCGCAGATAGTAAGATACCGAAAGAGAAATCATGAAGCAGGGATATGATTTCGTCTGGGATGATGTTCCTAGGCGTATGAGAAAGGGAACCTTTCTACCAGTAGGAACGGTCTGGTGATTATAGCGGAACTGATAGTGAGCAACTATTTAACGAGAATTTGTTGACACAACCAACTGACTGGTACTATCGTACTAATATCGTAGAGTATAAGTTGAATAAGCACGGGTATAGAACAGTTGAGTTCGACAGTGTTGACTGGGCTAACTCTATAGTAATCTTCGGATGCAGTAATGTCTATGGCATAGGAGTAGGTGAAGAAGATACCTTGTCTAGTCAGTTGTCTAAAATAACCAAACTACCCGTTATCAATATGGGTGTAGGAGGTAGCAGCATGGAATATTCATTGTACAACAGCGTTGTATTAAAAGATCATTACCCGACGCCTAAAGCAGTAGTGCAAATTTGGAGTAGTCTAAGTAGAACAACGTACTATACCAAAAAAAATGTTACGCATCACGGGACATGGGGTATGAAACCAAATGACTATATGGACTTGTACAGTACTGATCCTACACACGGACTAGTGCACGGGTTAATGTATCAATCAATTAGCAAGCAATTGTGGGGTAATACCAAGTATTACGAAACTAGCTTTTTTGACGATACCGTTAACAAATTAAATATGCCGAGTCTGACCTGGTGTGATGCAGCTAGAGATTTAAAGCATCCGGGTAGAAAGACACTATATAAGTTAGCTGCACAAATAGCTGCAAGCATAAAAGTATGAAAATTGACACAGAGCATTTACACTATTGGATGTGTGCTATAAGAGATAGTAGCGACACTAAAAGAACATTAGACGCATTCTGGGGCGGACAGATACGCAGTAAAGAGTGGCTAATTGAGAGTCTAGCGCCGTACGTCAATTACCAGTCGTCCGTAGATATACACGGTGGATGGGTGGGAGTGCTTGCATCATTAATGTTCCAATCTGATATCCCCATAACTAATATACGCTCGGTAGATATAGACCCATGGTGTGAGTCTATAAGCAACATGATGAATCGTAAAGAACAGATAGAAGAACGGTATCGTGCGGTTACAAGTAATATGACTGACATTAGATCCGATGCAGATATCATTATCAATACATCGTGTGAGCATATAACACAAGATGAGTACGACTTATGGTTGTCTGGGTTGCCATACAATAGTACACTTGTACTGCAAAGTAACAACTATATAATTCCAGAGCACGTTCGCCCAGTAAATAGTCTAATAGAATTCGAATCACAGTGCCAGATCAAAGTGTTATGGTCTGGAGAGTTAGTGCTTCCACTTTATACAAGATACATGATTATAGGCAAACAATGTTCCGTTTCGATCAATTAGAAGACATACACTTAGAGATAACAAACAACTGTCAAGCATCATGCCCGATGTGTAGTCGCAATGTTAACGGAGGACTAGAAAATCCACTGATTCGTGTAACTAATTGGACAATAGATGAGTTCAAGACAATAATGTCACCCACTGTACTGAAACAGATTAAACGCTATTACTTCTGCGGAAACTTCGGTGACCCTATGATGAACAATGATTTAATCGAAATGATTGAATACAGTGTCGCAGTAAATCCAGAATTAAACATACGGGTACACACTAATGGGGGCGCACGTAATAGCGAATGGTGGAGTAGACTAGCTAAAGCACTACCCGTGAACCATTTAGTTACGTTCGCACTAGACGGATTAAATGACACTCATAGTCTATATAGAGTAGGAACAACATATGATGCTGTACTGCGTAATGCTAAGACGTTCATAGACAGTGGTGGGAACAGTGAATGGGTATACATTAAGTTCAAACACAATGAGCATCAAACAGAATCAGCTAGACAAATAGCTATGGACATGGGCTTTAAAGAGTTCACAGTCAAAAATTCTAGCAGATTTATGATCGAGCCTAAGGTTAATGTAGTAGATAGACACGGCAACTTCACTCATTCTATTGAGCCGGCTACCGACACACCCATGAAGTTCATTGACTTAAGGACTATAGAGTCATTCAGCGAGATAGTAAAAGACAGTGTTATTGACTGTAAAGTAAAGAACGACAAGGAAGTGTACATAGACGCACATCGTAATTTATACCCTTGCTGTCACACTGCTAGCATTCCCTACATGCGTGAGCGAATTAACGGGTTTCATTCAGATAAGATTAAAGAAATCACTGACACTATGATGAGTCAGCATATAGACATGATTAAAACTATCGGTGAAGTCAATACGCTATTGCGCACAGTAGAAGATATCATAGACAGCACAGAGTATCAGAGCATGTGGGATGAGTACTGGACTACGAAGAAGTTGCTTATATGCGCTAGAACATGCGGCGTGAGCAAGAAGATAGAATTTTCACTACCGAGAGAACAATGGAAACAATAGGATTCTTTGGCGATAGCTTCTGTGAGCATTTAAACAATGAGCACAGCATAGCAAACAATTACAGTACGTACATAGAGTTATGCCGTGACAAATTAGACTTAAAGATAGTTAATATGGGCATGGGTGGCTCTAGTATATACGATACTATATTAAAGCAATTAAACCCACTGATTAAATCTAATAGTGTCCCGGATGTATGTGTATTCTTCTGGACTATCCCCCAACGTCTATATCACCCGGTATGTCGCAGTATACACTTGAGTAGCGCATTAGCTGGATATAACAGCAAGAAAGAAGAATGGTTCAGTAAGACTTACCCACAAGAACAAAATTGGTTCAGCAAAGATATATGGGACGCCGCACAACAATACTTTATGCATCTATATGATGAGGAGAAGAGTCAATTAGAGTATATCAGCTTCTTACAATATATCGATAATAACATACTACCCCAATTAAAGTGTAAGATTATTCACTTATGGAGCATTGGGAACGTAAACAATTGGGAGCTAGAT